CCACGCTCCATTACAAAATCGGTACTTGCCCAATGAAACTCAATGCGCTGAGATACCACATTCATGCTGACTGAGCCTGCATAGCCTAACCCCGTTACACCCTGCCATATCTTAGTAGTTACCAGTCCACCGCCCCAATTGGCGTTATCCCATGTGTCTAAATCCCATTCGCCAGTATTTAAAATTGACGGGTTAAATGATATTTGGTTGGTCAAATCTACAGTATCAAAGTCGGTACTTATGCCGCAAAGCACGGTAGGTAAGCCGTTATCCGTTTGAAGGATTGGGCGTACCAAAGTAAAGCGTTTTTGCTGACCACGACTGTCAAAATAGGAATACGCCTGCTGCACGAATGCTTTTATGTTATTGCCATCATCGGCAAAAGTATCGTAAAACCTGCCTACAAAGCCTGTACCGCCAAAATAAATGTCATCACCGCTTAATTCCCAGCAATTTGCGTTGATATTGGTAAATCTTGCCCATGATTTCGTAATGTTGTGCATTACATACTGCTCTGAGCCGCCAGTTACGGGTACATTGACGATCAACATATTCTTTTTAGCAAAATAATTCATCTGCCAGCCAAAATTAGTCGAATAAAGGTCAGCCGCTTGGCTAATAGCAAAGAAAATCTTGTCAGTAATGTTTACACGGGGATCTAAACGGGTAGATTGCAAGCCTGCGGATAGCGGTACAAGACCATCTTCCGTCAAAAGTAGCAAATCACCGCCAAACTTAAACAAGCATTTACGAGCAAAAGTCTGCCCAACACTCCAAATACCAACTAATGCCCAATCATTTGGGTCGGAAGGGTCAGAACCCTTATAAACAGCAACTTCACCGTTAGAAGTAGCAAAAACAGCAAGATCATCTACCCCGTAACCAGCGTCAATAGTCCATGTACCCATAGCTTGCAGGTAACCGCCCTTCTTAAATATACCGCCAAGAGGGAACTCGGTTACTGCACCATTAATTGAATCTACGGGTAAATACCAAAAGCTAAGACTGTTCTTTTGCACAAAATACAGGCGTTCTTTAAACAGATTGATATGTGCAAACTGATTAGAATTTAAGCCTGTTATGTAGTATTTGACGGTATAAGTGCCTACGGTTGAAGCATCACCGCTTGGGGCGGTTGCCATCGTGTAGGTAAAAGTATCTGTACCTGTTACGGTAATACGGTATGCACCGTTGAAATCGGCTGGTACTGCGCCTGCTACCGTAACCGTATTGCCAGTCACTAAACCATGCGCCACAGCCGTTGTAAGGGTCGCTGTAAGGTTTCCTGTGCCACCCCTTGTAATGCTACTAATTGTCTGTGCGGTGCTTGTAGTGGCTGATCTTGACCATACTGTGCCGTCATATACAACCATTGGGTCTACACCGTTTACAGCGGGCATAAATGAGCCACCAGCCGTTGTAATCATGGTATGAATCCACTTGCCATCCGTATTACCAGTAAGGCTTGCAGTTGCCGTAGAAGTGCTTACATTGTAGATAGTTGTGGCATTAGAGCCAAACATCGTATTACCCGATGGGCTGCTGTAATTCATCAAAGCCAAAACTGCACCTGAAATGCCAGTTGAAGTCTTAGTAAAGCCTTTACGCAGGGTTACATCGGTAGGTGTAGGAAAGAAATTGACCATCTGAACCGCATCTAGCGGGTTCATTTCAGCCAAAGAATCCCGTGCATTCCAACCGCCAATAGGGGCAGGCAGGCTAGTAGTAACGGCTCTGCGTTGCTGTGCGACTGCCATGATTAACTGCCGTAGCCAGTATCGGGGATGTTAGCCCAGCCAATCAGCACGGCACTTGGGCTAGGTGCGAATGACAAGGTAGCAGAGCCTTTATCGTTAGCTTTGGCAACGCTTAAATAGCGACTGTAATCTTGTTGCAATGCGGTAGTGTCAAACGATTTGACTTGGAAATACTTTAATTTGGTCAGCAATACCATAACTGTATCGTCTAATACGGTTGTGTCGGTATCTGCTGTAAAGCTGTTCTTTACTTGATTTGTTGCGCTTCTTGCCCAACCCTTAGAACGGTATTCAAAACCTAGGTATTCAAGGGTGTTGTAAGGCGGCCAAATCTGAAACTCATTGCCAAGAATACGCCAACGAACCCGAGGGCCTGTTGAAATATAGCCTGACTTTAGCCATTGCCATTGCTGGGCATCAACTGGGCCAAGCATTTGCCAATGTTTTGTCTTATCCCAATGGGTATTGTCTGTAACGGTTTCATAATCAGGCGGTAAGGGATATTTCGTTTTACTGAAAGTCACAGTACCGCCAACGCTTGTAGCCGAGGCTAACTGGGTAGTCGTTACGGTTGATCCTGAAACTGAATTGACATAGGTATCTTGGGGGATAGCTGTGCCAACGATTGAGTAGGTATCATCCAAACCTGCGGTATTGGCAACATTTAGCAGGTCATAAGTGCCGTTAATGGTGTCGCAGGTTGTGGTGATAGCTGTGGTGTAGAAACGGTATTCCAACTCCAATGCTTGCCAATTATGTTCCTTAACAAGGTCATACCCTGCACGGTTCATCAACGCCAAGACTTGTTGCACATCTTGGTTAGTGTTGCCTTGCACATAAGTAGGTACAGCTAAGTTAAGTTCAGCGGTGACTTGCTGGACTAATTGGAGCATTGTTGATGACATATTAGGCTTCCTCTGTGGCTACCGTTTTCTGTTTACGGGGTTTCTTTTCACCAACAGCAGCAAGTATAGTTGCCATTTGCTCTTGCATTAAGGCTAACTTCGCTTCCGTTTCTGCCTTCATTTTAGCAGTTTCTAGTTCCTTTTTGGCAAGTTCTTCTTTCAAAGCGTTAATTTCTGCTTCACGCTTGTCGGTTTCGGCTGCCGTTGTTGCTAGATTTAAAAATGCCTTTGCCTTGTCACGGAACGCATAGGGTGACATTCCTGCCGCCATACCCATACGCTGTAACTGTTGATCTGAAGCATTTGCAATAGATTCTACCGTGTGGAACTTCATTGCCCGCATTTCTTCAGCTTGGCTTTTTGATACTAAAGGCCATTCTGATAAAGGCGTTCCAACCACTTCCTCGTCATGCGCCCCTACACGGTTCATGTAGTTAGCCCATTGGATCGGAAAGCGTTGTTTATGGCTATTTAGCGCATAAGTGTCAATTTCGGTGAGGGTATCGCCAGCAACGCAAATATGTACAAAATCAAACTCTTTGAATATTGGTCTGCCAGCTTCTATGGATTCCTGCTCTTGTTGTACGGATTTCTTGTAAAAACGCACCTGTAAGCGTGAATCTGCTCCTTGTGTATCTGAAGGTAAAGCCATTTTTAATTCTCCTAAGGTATTAGGTTGTTAAAAGGAAAAAGGGGCTACCAGTTAAGGTAACCCCCTGTTTTTACTACATATTGCTATTAAACACTAGTGGCTGCAAACCAAGCATAATCACCTGAAGCTACGGCAACGGCTGGGGCTGCATATGAGCCACCTGAAGCTGTAACAACGAATGTAGAAGCATTGATTGAGCAAGTTGCTGTGGAAGCTGTAATAGCTGCACCAGCAACGCCCAGTACATAACGCTTACCGTCAGAGCCAAACACTTGTGAACCAAGTGGGCCATTGACAGGAACGCCAGTACCAGCAGAGTTTGGGTTAGTTTGGACTACAGCATCCAAATTAATACCCGAGGTGGGGGTAATGTTATATGACATAATATTTTCCTTTATTTAGTCAGTTGATTAAGTACCGCTCAAAATACCTTGCAAGGATGCGTTAGAGCAGGTTAAGTTACCAGCCCAACCGTACAACTTCACGATTGCATCTTGATTGATAGATTGACGCTCGCCACCGATAGGAACAAAATTACGCTCTTTGTGTGGACGGAAGAAGATGTAATTGGTGTTCAAGAGGTACATATACAATGGGTTCTCTTGTGCGCCAATACCACCACCTAGTACTACATCAGCAGACATACCACCACCGTAGAACTTGAGGGATGCGAAACCTGCTGCGCCTTCGTCTACGCCAGCAATACGCTGAATTGCTTGCAAAGAAGCTACATAACGCTGATACAAAGTGTTACCAGCAATAATAAGGTCTACCTTATCAGTACCACGAACAGATTTGATTGCAGCAGTTGTCATAGCAGCTTGGATCAATGTGGAAGAATCAGCACCCGTAGTTGCTTGGTTCTGCCAAAATGCCCAGTTTGCACGATTAATACCACCGTATGTACCAGTGGTTGGTGAAGTGCTGACAGCAGCGGCTAGACCTGTGATGTTCTTACCACCGTTACCAGTACCGTCACCATACAAGTCACCCGAAATGCGGTTAAGCAGACGAGCCTCAGAAACTTGCATACGACCATCAAGAAGGTCGATGATTGCTTCTTTGCTGCTGTTTTGGAGCATTTCTAGACCGCTCATGGTTACTGAGTCAGCATACTGCGTAATGCTGAACTGAGCAGCCGAGATTGGGCTATCAGGAGTGATGTTCAGCACTTCATAGCCGCTATACGAGTTAGCGTTATTGGTTGCTGGGTCGTTGTACATGATTTCTTCCAAAATCACATTACCACCCGAAAATGGGCGTACATTACCTTTGGAACTTAAACGCTGCAAAATTGCATTGTTTTGCGTTAAGTTGTCTGCCAATACTCCGCTACGACTTTGAATGGTGGTAGCGATAATATCGGTGATTGCGCTATTTGCGAATGCCATGATATTTCCTTTATTAGATTAAGTTAAACCCGACCGCCTTCTGCATCGGCTAAATTAGCCATCAACAAAGACCGTCTATCCTTTGCATCTGTGCTTTTCACTTGACCGCTAGGAGTAACGGATCGTGGACTAACAGCAGTTGCTTTAGCTTTAGCTACTTGCTGTGCCTTAGATGCTTGGGTACTTACTGACTTCAGGAGTCGATCCTGCTCCAGTTTGTACGCTTCATCGTTCATACGCACCGCTTTGGCATAAGCCGTTTCTAGGTTTGGGGCTAAACCTCGCTCAAGTAATTGAGCCATATCTTCCCGTACCATTTCAAAGTGCGGAAACCGCTCTTTGTCACTACTTACTCGTTGAATTTCTTGGTTCAAACGAGCATTTTCCTCTTGCTCCCGAATCGCTGACAGTTGCTGAACTTGTTGCTGTGTAGCTTGAAGTTGCTGCATTAACTGTTGTTGATACGGGTCTACATACGCCTGTTCAGGCATTTGTAAGCTATCTGAATTTAATTGTATTCCATAATCTTGTGCAAGTCTATGGAACATCTGCACCTTTTCTTGGTATGGTGCTTTGGTCAAAATCATGTGCGCTCGACCAAGGTTATTGATCCAAGCTACAGGGTGAATGTTTTGCGCTTGAAGTTCAGGTGCAAATTGACCTATGGCTTCGGTAAGCTGTCGTGCATTGTCGGCTTCTGCTTTGTAGGCAGAAACGCCCTTTTTATACTCGGCTTCACGCTGGTTGGCATATTCAGCAAACTTAGCAAACTCCGCTTTATCTAGCGGCTTGCCTTCCTGCATCTTGTTCCATACCTCGACATACTCTTTTTTCCAAGTAGTTGGGCGTTTTATTTCCTCGTCAGGAACATCACTAGCTTCTGCCACCAAGTCAGGTTCTTCAGCGGAATCCTGCTCGGGACTGGCTTCTTGGGCTTTGAAACGACCTTTTTCGTCACGGTCGTTGCTTTCTTCAACGCTATCTTCTTCGCTGGTGTTTTCGGCTTGGATTGGATCGTCATTTACTTCAATCTCCTTTTCAATAGGTGCTTCGAGTGTGCCTTCTTCGGCTTGGTCTAAGGCTGCTTCAAGTAATTCTCTGCGGTCATCTGACATGGTTGTTCCTATCGGTAGTTAAGTTTGGAGTAAGCAATCTCAGCAATCTGCCGTTTACGGGCTTCTTGCTCTTTACGGCTAAATTCAATGGGTTTTTGCTGCATTGGCACATCATTACCGATTTCTACGCAATTATTCCGTTTAAGGTTTTCACGGTGCTTAGATCGACTAGACACCCATGTACCGTCAGCCATGCTTATGTGGCCTTCAATGTCAGG